GCGGAAGGCAACTACTAGGAAAGGCTAATCATGTCTAAGCAAATCAAACTTCCTTCGGGAAACACAGTAAAACTCAAAGACCCTAAAGATCTACGCGTAAAAGATCGTAAGCGCGTAATTAAAACTACCGACTCGCAAGAAGGCGATCTATCTAAGGCTATGGCGCTGGGAGAAGCGATTATCGCTATGCTCGTAGAAGAATGGTCGTTTGATCTAATCATTCCTTCCGTCAAAATTGAGTCTATCGAAGAACTAGAAATGGCAGATTACGATTATCTAATTGAACAGACCAAAGACGCACAGAAAGCGTTGTTCCCTAGCCTAACGGAGAGTGACGATAACACCGCAGACCCAAAAGCGATTACCGCCGACTCCAAAGATTAAAGTGGTTGCTCAAAGGCGGTCATAGGATCGCTGAGTTCGATTATCCTGATGAGCAGTGGTTTTATTATCAAATGGCGGAACGCTTCGGCTGGACTCCGGATCAAGTAGATAATTTACCCGCTAATACGGCGGATTGGTTAATGGCGATTGCGGTGACAGTAGAAGAAGTCAAAGCAGAAAGGATAGATCCCAAGTGAGCGGTGCGATAATAGTCAAGAACTTAAAAGAAGTTCTAGCTGCTATTGACGGCGCTGGGGATCGCATAGAGCAAGGCGCACAGATAGGCATAGCCCAAGCCGGCTTAGCAATTCAACGCCAAGCACAAATTAACGCCAATACCGGCACGCGCCGCCGCGAAGGTAGCAGGATTATTCCACCTAAGCACATTGGCCCTAGCGGATCCGGACCGAATGTAATTACTGGAACGCTCCGGAGATCTATCCGCACATCAGTATCTTTCGGATTTGACTCGTATATTGCGGTAATCGGTCCAACAGTTGAGTATGCGCGAGCAGTCGAACTAGGCTCACCGCGCTGGAAATCCGGCGTAAAATATCCTTACTTAGAACCGGCGGCTATTGCTCTAATTAAGAGCGGTAAGATTAACCGGATCTTTGTTGGTGCGATTAAGTCTAAGTTAGGTAGGGGATAATGGCTACTACGCTGGAAACCCTAGTTGTTAAATTACAGGCTGATGTTGCGGATCTCAAAGGCGGATTAGCGCAAGCGCAGACTTCTCTCAAAGGCTTAGACTCATCAGTATCTACTGCTAACGCGGGTATGGGTAAGTTTGGTGCTTCGCTTAAAAAACTAGCAGGAGCAATGGCTGTTACCTTCGGAGCGCAACAACTTATTCAGTTCGGTAAAGATACGGTAATGGCTGCTTCTAATATGGAAGAGTCGTTATCGAAAGTCCGAGTAGTGTTCGAAGACGGAGCTGCGGCGGTAGAGACTTGGGCTGCGAGCGCGGCTACGAACATGGGTATCTCTAATCAAGCTGCGTTAGAAGCAGCAGGAACCTACGGCAATTTATTTCAGGCGTTCGGACTTGGTCAAGGCGAGTCACAGAAAATGAGTACTTCGCTGGTCCAACTAGCCGGAGATATGGCTTCGTTCAACAACACAAGCATTGATGACGCAATACTTGCGCTGCGATCCGGTCTATCGGGAGAAACCGAACCGCTAAAGAAGTTCGGCGTTGCGTTATCCGATGTTCGATTAAAGGCAGAAGCCGCCGCTATGGGCTTAGGAACTTACTCCGGCACACTTCCACCGGCGATTAAGTCGCAAGCTGCCTATTCGTTAATTATGAAAGATACCGCGTTAGCACAAGGCGATTATGCCCGGACCGCAGACGGAACCGCCAACACGATGAAGACTATGCAAGCGCAGTTTGAAGACGCGAAAGTAGCGCTCGGACAAGCACTCATGCCGGCATTTCGGGGATTACTAGAAGTATTAAAGTTAATTATTCCTATGCTAAAGGCTCTCGGCAACTTCTTTAAGAACAATCAAGATGAAATTAAAGCCTTCGCAATAGCAGTCGGAATCGGAGCGGTAGCATGGGGTGTTTATACAGTAGCAGTAAATAAGGCTAAAATTGCCACGAAGTTATTAAGCATAGCGCAGAAGATGAACCCTATCGGCTTAATTGTAATAGCAGTAGGCTTGCTCGCAGCTGGACTTGTAAAGTTATGGAAAAATAGCGAGACATTCCGAAATGTAGTTATCAATGTTGCGAAGGTAGCAATTAAAGCCTTTGCTTCTGTAATTCCTATGGTTGGTCAAGTGCTGGAAGCAATACTCAAAGTCGTGACCGGACCTATGAGATTATTCTTAGGCGCTTTATCTAAACTGCCCGGAGTCGGCAAATATGCTAAATCTGGACTCGACATGATTAATAAAGGGTTAGACGGGATCTCGGATTTTGCGGATAAAGCAGCCAACAAAGCAAACGACTTAATTAAGACTCTCGACAATGTAGGTAAGGCTAAAGACAAAGTAGATAAGGCTGGATCAAAAGGTAAAGGCAAAGGCAAAGGCAGAGAAACTGCTGACGGCTTTGTGGATCCTGCTGCGGCGAAGAAAGCTGCGGCTGCGGAAGAAAAACGCTTAAAGAAATTAGACGAATATAAAGATAAAGTCCAAGATATCTATAAAGACATGAACGAAGTCATAGTCGAAAGCCAAGAGAAAATGGCTGACGCGGCTAAAGACCGAGATGAAGCAATGGCTAACGCACAAGAGCGCTATGCCGATACCGTAGCCGATCTCAATAAGTCATACAACGAAGCATTGGCGAGCGCTCAGGAAACTTATGATGACGCAGTAGGAGACGCTCGAAAGCGCCATACTCTTGCGCTTGCGGATATAGCCAAAGATTACGCCAAGAAAACCGAAGAGATCGAGTTCCGCTTACAAGAGCGGCTCAACGATATACGCGCTAAAGCTGCCGATAAGTCTGCGGATCTTCAACAGAAAGCAGCCGATAAGCAAGCAGACATTATCCGTCAATCGGTAGATCGCTTGCGTAGCGCTTTCGCTTCCGGAACCGGCTTCTCGATTGCTGATATGTTTAAGACCGCCAAGAGCGGCGGCGGCTTATTAGACGCTATGAAGAAACAACTTACCGCAGCTCGCAAACTTCAAGAGAACGCGGCTTATCTAGCCGGACAGGGCTACTCACAGACCTTTATTGAGCAGGTAGTCAAGGCTGGACCCGAAGCCGGTAATCAGATTGTAGAAGGCTTAAAGAACGCGTCACCGGAGCAACAAGCCGAGATCCGTAACACCTTTATGGATATGGAAGCGATACAGGAAACCGGACTTGATGTGCTGGCTCGATCTATGAGCAACGGAGCCAACTTAGCCACTTCCGAGCTGCGCGATGCTTATGACCGAGTAGCAGTAGATCTTAAAAACTCGTTAGCCGAAGTCGATGCTGAACTTAAAGAAAGCCTTGCTGACGCACATGCCGAGTATCGCCGCTCTATGTCTGCGGCTATGGCTGAGTCGCTGGAGCGAACCGCCGAAGCCAAGCGTCAATTAGAAGAAGCGCTCGCTAACGCTGCCGAGACGCTGGAGAAATCTCGACTAGCTGCGAAAAAGAGACTTGACGAAGGATTAATTGAAGCGCAAAAGACTTTACAAGACGCTTTAATTAAGGCTCAACAGGCTTATGAAGAAAAAATAGATGAGATTGCGCGGGCTACCGACAAGAAGTTAGCAGATCTCCGGGCTAAGTTAGCCGAAATAGCGGCACTTATGGCTGCCCTTGCTAGTGGCGGCGGCTTCGGCGGCGGGGGCGGCGGGGGCGGCGGGGGAACTAGCACTAAAACAGTAGTCAAATCAGTCTCAAAAACTACTTGCCCTTCAGGTAAAGCAAATTACATGGAAACTTACAGAGACGGAAAGATGACAGACTCACAGTTTGTTTCGTGCGTTATTAATACAACAACAACGACTACTACTACTACTACTACTACGCCTACTCTTTCAACATCTTCGCCAACTTACTATCAAGATAAAGCCGCTACCCTAGTTGGAACATTGGGATATCTTGGCATGACCGCCGGACAAATTGAAGCTGAGAGAAGACAAGAAAGCGGAAATAGATTTGCGGTTACAGTTAATGCTACTACCAATGCTTCTGCTTCAAGTATTGCCAATAGCGTGGTAGCCGCTCAAAAATATGGATCTGCCGTAATTGTTGGCGGCTATAATAGAGATAAGTTTGCATAATGGTTAGCGTCTTATATTCGTTCTCTTTCAACGGGCAAGTCTTTGGCGGCGAAGGATCCCCGTATCAAATTCAATCGGTAGAAGGGCTGGAGTCTTTACCGGAAATCCGTAGGCAAGATGATAACCGGGGCTACGCAGACGGCATGTTTTCCGGGCGTGATTTCTTGGGCGGGCGCTCGATATTCATTACATTTCTAACGCTGGGATCCGGGAGTAATACCGCGCAAGAAAATTACAACACTATTCAATCGTATCTATTGCCGCAGACTTCCGGAACTACTCCGTTATTCTTTTTGCTAGACGGAACTCAACAATATATTAACGCTCGCGTTCGCGGCTTGCGCACTACGCTGGACCCTAATTACACCTACGGATATATTGTTTCGCAGGTTGAGTTCTTTTGCCCGGATCCGTCTTACTATAACGCTAACGATCAAACCGCGACCCTTCTATATTCACCGCCTACGGGTCGTATCTATAACCGTACTTACAATTTGACCTATGGCGGCGGCAGCTCGGTTATCACTACTACTATCAGCAATACCGGGTGGGCTACGGCTTATCCGGTAATTACTATCAATGGACCTATCACTAACCCGCAGATAGGATCCGTAACTTCCGGAGACTCGCTCACTTTTGACGGAACTTATAGCGATACGGACTTTCTTGAAGTAGATCTCTATAATAAGTTAATTACGCTCAACGGCGTATCTGCCCGTAATTTGCTAACATCGGGTACTTGGTTTTCGGCACCGCCCGGAAACTCGAACTTCTTCCTTACTGGACTAGCAGGTAGTACGCTAGTCAATGTAACTAAGGCAGTAGTCGAGTGGAATTCGGCTTTTATTTAGGAGATTAAATGGCACTACGCACACCACCTTCTTGGTTACAAAATGGATCCCACCCGGCGGAGAATGATCGCCTGACCGCGCAAGCTATCTTTGCGACTACGGGTATTGTTACTAGCGGATCTATGGCAGTAACGGCTAACTCACCGGTGGGTATGAGCGTTCTTGTTGCTAGTGGTTGGGCGGCTATCGTAGGAACGACACAAGCCAACATGGGAACTTACATGGCTTACAACGATGCTACCGATACCTTGACTATCACAACTGCGAATCCTACGAACCCAAGAATAGATCGAGTCGTAGTAACTGTTAATGACGCTTACTATACCGGCGCTACCAACAATGTTGTGCTATCAGTTCTTGCCGGTACTCCGGCTGGATCTCCTACTGCTCCGGCTACTCCGGCTAACTCAATATCGTTGGCTACTATCGCGGTAGCAGCTGGAGCGTTATCTATTTCTAGCGGAAACATCACCGACACAAGAGTATTAACTACTACAAATCTACCTACCGGAGACATTACGGCAGTTACCGCCGGCACAGGATTAAGCGGTGGCGGGTCAAGCGGCGGCGTTACTTTGAGCATAGATACTGCGGTGACGGCAGATTTATCTACGGCTCAAACTTTAACGAATAAAACTTTAACTACGCCGGTCATTTCTTCTATTAGCAATACGGGAACAATCACTCTACCTACAAGCACAGATACATTAGTAGGCAGAGCCACAACAGATACGCTTACTAATAAAACTCTTACTTCGCCTTTAATCAATCTAGGCATTAACGCCCAAACCGGAACTACTTACACAACAGTATTGGCAGATAACGGCAAATTGACTACTTTGAGCAACGCTTCCGCAATAGCGGTAACTATTCCGCTCAACTCATCAGTAGCCTATCCCGTTGGCGCACAGATCAATATGGCTCAGCTCGGAGCCGGACAAGTCACAGTATCTGGAGCCGGCGGCGTAACTCTTGTATCTACGGGCGCTACGGCGGCTACTCCTAAAACTCGCGCTCAGTATTCAACCTTGACTTGCGTTCAGACTTCTACCAATAATTGGATAGTCATGGGAGATGTTTCGTGAGTCGGCAAGCCTTAACCCCTACTAATGTTCCGGCGAGCGCTTCGGCTATATCTACGCCTACTCTGCGCACCGGAGATCTTTATTACAACACTACTACCGGACTCATGGTTTATGACGGAGCAGCTTGGCAACAGGTCAGCTCCGGCGCTGCTACCGAGATAGACGCGGGAGTGTTTGATAGTATTGCGCCATATAACGGCGGCGATCCGACTACAACGGCAACACAGACTTATGACGGGGGTACTCCATAATGGCAGTAGTAACGCAAATTCAGATCCGGCGCGGAACTGCCGCTCAATGGACTTCGGCTAATCCTACTCTCGCAGCTGGAGAGTTTGGCTACGAAACCGATACGGGTAAAGCCAAGATCGGCAACGGCTCGACTGCGTGGAACTCTCTTTCTTATTCATTGACGGGATCTGCTGGAACAGTAACAAGCATAACTGCTGGAACTGGACTTTCCGGTGGAACTATTACTTCAACCGGAACTATTGCTATTGACTCTACTGTTGCGACTTTAACCGGATCTCAAACACTCACTAATAAAACTTTAACTACGCCTGTAATTTCTAGTATCAGCAATAGCGGAACAGTAACGCTGCCAACTGGTTCTGTAACGCTCGCTTCGCTAACTGGAACTGAAACATTCACAAATAAGACGCTAACCGATCCTAAAATAAACTTAGCGTTTGACGCACAAACCGGAGCTACTTACACAACAGTATTAGATGATAATGGACAAGTCGTGACTATGAATAACGCTTCGGCTAATACTCTATCTATTCCAACAAACGCTTCTGTTGCGTATCCCGTAGGAACACAAATAAATGTGCTACAAATCGGAGCAGGGCAAACAACAATCAACGCAGTAACAAGCGGAACAACAACTATTCAATCAACCGGCGCTTCCGCAGCAGCTCCGAAGATCCGCGCTCGCTACGGCATGGCTACTTGCATTAAAGCAAATACAGATCTTTGGTATGTGATAGGAGATATTGCCTAATGCCTATTCTCGGAGTTTTGGCTTCATCTTGGCGGCAAAATGCTGTTCTTGTAGATATTCTTTTGGTAGCTGGCGGCGGTGGCGGTCAAGGTCAAATGGGTGGCTGCGGTGGCGGTGGCGCTGGTGGAGTTGTTTATGGAAGC